TCCAACATGCGTCTCCGATGTCCCCGCGACGCCGACCCACTCGCCTGAAGTCCCCTTCACGGCGTCTCCTACCTGCAGCTTTCCTATTAACATAGTACCACAGGCTGTCAGGACCGGAGTGTTGACGTCGAGGCAGCGGAACACCTCCGGCGGGTCGGTGCCGAACGCCGATCGGATCGCCTGCTCGCTGATGACGTAGCCGAGGCCAGGGTTCGCCTGCTGCCAGGCGCGCGGGTCGTCCAGCTCGCAGCCGTCGGGCGCCGACCACTCGAACAGGCCGATCGAGGGGTCGCGGCCGGCCAGGGCGGCGTCGCGGAGCTGGTTGAGGACCACCGACTCGTCGTCGCCGGCGTTGGACATCGCCCAGAGCTGCGCGTTCGGCTTGGCCATCGTGGTCTTTGAGATCGCCGACCATGCCGACCAGTCGGTTTGGGTGCGTAGCTCGTCGATGGTGACTTCGTCGATCGAGTAGCCACGGCCGGCGCGGCGGTTGGCCGCCTTGATCAGGTAGCGGGCGCCGCTGCGCAGCCAGAACCGTTCGTCGCCGTTGACGTTGCGGACCCCGCCCCACTCGGCTTCGAGGTCGGGGCAGGCGTGGATGGTCTCCTGGCAGATGCTCCACTGCTCGCGGGCGAGCGCGACGTCCTGGGCGACGCCGAGCAGGGTCCGGGCGCCGTCCATGTACATCCGCCACAAGCTGACCAGGCGCTTGCTTTGGCTCTTCCCGTTCTGCCGGCCCACCAGGACCAGCACGGTGCGGAACCGATAGGTGCCGTCCGGATTCAGCTCCAGAGCATGCTTGGCCAGGAACTTCTGCCACGGGAGCAATGGCTCGCCGATCATCTCGGCGAATTCGACCATCTCGTACCCGCGGCTGGTCTTGCGGTTGAGCGGCCGCAGCGGTGGCGTAAGCAGGCGCGGGCGGACGCTACCGACGAGCCGCGCGGAGCTCCGTGAGGCGGTTCGGGCCGGCACGGTCACCCCCTCCGCCCTTCCGCTTGGCCCGGGCCGCCGGGGTGGCCTGGAGCGCCTGCAAGGCGGCCAGCAGCTTGGGCCCGAGCGTGGCCAGCGCCTGCTGCGCCTGCACCTGCGCGGCGAGCGTGGCCAGCAGGCGCTGGCCATCCCGGTCGTCGGGGTCGAGGTCGATGGCGTCGGCCTTGGCGGCGAGCTCGGCGGCCCGGTCGAGCTGCGCGGCGTACCGCTGCGCCAGCCGCACCACCGCGGCGTCGCGGTCATCGGTGAGCTGCAGGGCGCTACAGGAGGCGGCGACGGCTGGCGCGAGGAGTTCGTCAGCGTCCCGGAGCACCCGCCCGCACCTCCACAGCGATAGACGTGGTCTATAGTAGCCGGCAGCAAAGCGAGGCCGATCGATACCGGAGGGCCGATGCGCGGGCAAGTCGGTGGCTGACCGCCGGTTGCGGCTGGCCCGCCCGGTCGCCCGACAGGGGCAGTCCTGGTACCGCATCTCGGGCAAGGCCAGCGAGGTCGCCGCGATCTACATCTACGACGAGATCTCCTGGTGGGGCATCACCGCCCAGACGTTCGTCGACGAGCTCCGCGAGATCACCGCCGACCGGATCGATCTGCACCTCAACAGCCCGGGCGGGGACGTGTTCGACGCCCACGCGATCTACCAGGCGCTGGTCGATCACAAGGCGCAGGTGACCACCCTGGTCGACGGGCTGGCCGCGTCGGCGGCGTCGGTCATCGCCATGGCCGGCGAGCGGATCGTGATGGGCCGCGCCGCCATGCTGATGATCCACGACGCCTGGGGGCTGGCGATCGGCAACGCCGCCGACATGCGGGACATGGCCGGCCGGCTCGACAAGATCTCCGACGTGATCGCCTCCGTCTACGCCGAGCGGGCCGGCGGGCCGCTGGAGTTCTGGCGGGCGGCGATGGTCGAGGAGTCCTGGTACGACGCTGACGAGGCCGTGCAGGCCGGCCTGGCCGACGAGGTAAGCAGCCGCAAGGCCGGCGACCAGGGCGGCGACGGCGACGGCGATCAGGGCGAGCGGCCGGAGGACCGCTGGGACCTGTCGGTGTTCACCTACGCCGGCCGGCGGCAGGCACCCACGCCACCCATCCCGTCGAAGCTGCGCCCGGCGGCTCACCAGCCGGCGGTGCCCGTCCCCGGTGACCCGCCCGCCCCGACCGAGGTCGAGCTCGACTTCGACCCTGGACTGCTGGGGCAGATGCGGGATGGGCTCCGTGACGCGGTGGTGCCGTTCGAGCTGGACCCGGACGTGGTGAGGACTGCCATCACCGAACGCGCCGAGAACGCTCCAGCTCCCCCCGCCGTCCAGCCACGCATCGCTGCAGCCGCGCCCGATCACGTCGATCTCGACACCTTCGGCAAAGTCCTATGGGAGGTTCTCCAGTGACCGCATCTGCCACCGAGCCCGACCGGATCACGATCCCCGACTCCCCGGCCGCGCTGGAGGAGATGCTGCTCGACAAGGACAAGATGAAGGCGGTGTTCGCCCAGAAGGGCGGCTTCGCCGACTTCGTGCGGGCCTACGCGAAGACCGTGCTCGACAAGGACCAGGAGATCGCCACCCAGGTCCGCGAGGAGACCCAGCGGGTGCTGGCCGACTGGCTGCGGGAGCAGAAGGAAGGCGAGGGCGTCGTCCCGGTCAACCTCAACGTCAACCCCGCTGACGTGGTCGCTCGCGCGGACCGGCGTGGGGGGCTGTACAACCCCCGCGCGATGGGCGCGGCCCTGGACAAGGAGTTCCAGAACAGCGCGGACTTCTTCTCGCTGATCTGGCACAACCGCAACCGGGACGCCAGCGCACAGGCCAAGCTGCACCGGGTCCGCAACGCCTTCAGCTTGACGGTCCCCTCCGAGGGCGGGTTCCTGATCCCCGAGCAGCTCCGCTCCGAGCTGCTGCGGGTCGCCCTGGAGACCAGCATCGTCCGGCCACGCGCGCGGGTCATCCCGATGGAGACCCTGCGGGTGCCGTTCCCCGCGATCGACGCCACCTCCAACGTCTCCTCGGTCTACGGCGGGATCGTCGGCTACTGGACCGAGGAAGGCGCCGCGCTCAACGCCAGCCAGGCCAGCTTCGGCCGGGTCGTGCTGGACGCCAAGAAGCTCACCGCCTACACCGAGGTCCCCAACGAGCTGATCTCGGACTCGATCGGCAGCTTCCAGGCGTTCATCGACGAGATCTTCCCCGAGGCGCTCGGCTTCTACGAGGACTATGCCTTCCTGCGCGGCACCGGCGTCGGCGAGCCGCTGGGCGTGCTCAACGGCAGCGGCATCGTGAGCGTGACCCGGGCCGGTGGCGGCAACGCCGTCGACTACCTGGACATCGTGAACATGTACGCGCGCATGCTCCCCAGCTCGCTCAGCCGCGCCGTGTGGGTCGCCTCGATCGACACCTTCCCGCAGCTTGCGGCGATGGTGGTGCCTGGCGGTGCCGCGCCCAACGCGGTGTGGCTCTCCAATGGCCAGGTGATCGACTCACCGCCTATGACCATCTTCGGGCGGCCGGTGTACTTCACCGAGAAGGTGCCCAAGCTCGGCGTCACCGGGGCGCTCAACTTCGTGGATCTGGGCTTCTACCTGGTCGGTGACCGCCAGGTCATGTCCGCGATGTCCTCGCCTCACTACCGGTTCCAGAACGACCAGACCGCCTACCGCATCATTCAGCGGGTCGACGGTCGGCCGTGGCTGAACTCGCCCATCACGCCCAAGAACACCGGTGCGACCCTCAGCCCGTTCGTCACCCTGCTGTCCGCCTAGGCCGTCCGGGGACTGGCGATCAGTGGCCAGTCATGCGAGCGAATCGCACTCGCCAGTCCCCCAGTAGGCCGAACTAGGCCGGCATTAACACCCCGGCCAGAGAGGACCAACGCATGGAAGCGCTCGGAAGGCTCCACAACCTGGCCGGCAGCTCGATCGCAGCCGCCCGACGCGTCAGCGTCAAGGACTGCGACGCGTTCGCACTGCTGGTTGTCAACCCGGCCGCCAACCTGGTCACGGTCAACCAGCACACCCTGCAGTCCGGTGGTACCACCGCCGCGCTCAACTTCACCAGGCGGTATGCGCAGACCACCTCCGGTGTGTGGGTTGTGTCCACGCAGGCGTCCGGCAACACCTTCACCCCGGCTGGCACTGAGGACCTGGTCGTGGTGGAGTTCAGCACCGACACCCTGGCCGACGGCTTCACCTATGTGTCGGCGACCATCGCGACCGCCGGTGAGCTGGTGTGGATCACCCACGACCTGAACGTCCAGCGCGCTCCGGCCAACCTCGCTGACCTGCTGGCCTGAACCGGTCCCGCCGACGTCTGGTTTAGCCCCCGCTGGCTGGACGTCGGCGGCACCATAAGGAGGACGTATGCTGCTGATCTGTAACCGGTGCGGAACGAAGTACTCGGTTGGTGCGCCGTACTGCCCGCAGTGTACGTCCACGGACTTCCGCGAGGAGGGCGATGACATGCCCAAGATCTCCAGGGAAGGTGGACCATCCAACGCCGGTGCCGACTCGGGCGTGCTTCAGCCTCAGGACGAGGACGTCGAGCAGCCGGCCGTTCCGACCGAGCCTGTCGACGGCGAGGGAACGCTCCCCTACGGCGAGGTGCCGGACGGCAGCATCGAGACCGTGCTCGAGTGGGTCGGCGACGACGAAGATCGAGCATCAGCGGCGCTGCAGGTCGAGCAGGACAAGTCGACTCCTCGAGTGACGCTGATCAACGCGCTCGAGGCGAAGCTGGTCTAGGTGCCTTGGGAGCAAGTCACCTCGATCCTCCAAGAGGCACGCAACATCGCGGAGGAGGAGCGAACCAAGCGTCCTCAGGCATGCCCGAACGATGGTGAGCCGCTGTCTACTGGTCCGGACGGGAAGCTGTTCTGCAAGTTCGATGGTTGGAAGGAGGACGATAGCTGATGGGTCTCTGGACCCCGTCGACCGGAATAGCACAGCTCCGACACCGAGCGACCGAACGTACGGTCACGCTGCCAGACGGCCGACACGCCAGAGTGACCACGGACGATTCAGGGCAGGTCACCCAGATCGAGGTCGGAGAGCGACTCGATGCTGTCGTCCGTCCCGATGTGATTCAGCTTAAGGTCCAGAGGTTCTGGGGCGCTCACGGGCACCCTACGCCCGAAGGACCTCTCAAGGGGAAGGAGGGGACCTATGGGCGGCCGGGCCGATGAGCTTCGTGCGGAGCTGACCGTGCTGGAGTGGGAGGACGAGCTGGTCCGGCTGAAGGAGGACTCCAATGTTGGGCCGGACTCCCTCGAGTACCGGGAGGCCAAGGACGCGCTCCGTGAGGCACGACGCGAGCATCGGACACTTCGTGCGGGACGTCCCCCTGAGGCTGGCGACGGCGATGCTGTGGTTCGGCCCGACCCGGTCGAGGCGTCAACTACCGTGCAGTCTCCGGGGGGTGCGGGCTAGATGGCCATCACGGCATCGGGTTTGTATGGGCTCACCCTGGAGAAGTTCCTGAACGTGACGTCGCTGCCTGCATCCGGGCTGGAGTCCGAGACAGCGATGAAGGGCGCGCTC